ATGCGTTCCTGTACGGCGCAGGAGATGCGAAGATTGGGTCGATCGTTGGAGCGGGAGCTAAGGAGGGACGTGCTCTCAAGCTCCGCTTTCTTAAAGAACTCCCAGCTCTACGAGCGCTCCGCGACGGAGTATCTGAGGCCGCTGCTACTCGTGGGTATCTCAGAGGTCTTGACGGACGCCGTGTCCCAATACGATCCCCACACGCAGCCTTGAACACGTTGCTCCAAAGCGCTGGGGCAATCGTAATGAAACAGGCGTTGGTCCTTGCAGCTCGAGAGATCGAGACCTCAGGCCTAGACGCAAAGTTCATCCTGAACTCCCACGATGAGATGCAGCTCGAGGTCCGCGAGTCGGACGTTGAGACCGTAGGTGCCCTAGTGCGCCGAAGCATCGTGGACGCAGGGGAACATTTCAATCTTCGAATCCCACTAGACGGCGAAGCTAAAACTGGAAACACTTGGGCGGAGACGCACTGATGAGAACCCATCACTTCGTAACGGTCGCTGAGGCTCAACGCCTCGGGGCCGCAGGGGCAGAGATGTTCCTACCGTGGACCGACCTGTACGTACGCATTGGCGGCTACAGACTCGGAGACCACGAAGCGTATTTACTCAGCGAAGCAGCACTGCATAACCAGCTAGGAGAAACACTCGTACATCATGGTTAAACCCCTAAGCATCCCTAACGGACCTACACGTCCGTTCCTGGACTCTATTTGGAACCGCCTCATTAACATCCCTAGTGAGCGCGCTCAGGATATCGCTGAGGACATAGACGCTCACGTTGAGTGGCTTGATGAGCAGCAAGAGCCTCCTGCGTCCGCACCAGTCCCTAAGCCTCCGAGTCCTCCGAGTCCGTTAGTGGACACAGAGGAACAAGAGGTTCCAGCAGCCTCACGTCTCCCTCAGTCCTCCACCACAAACGAAACGTGGTCCACAGGGTCCCGTCGCGACTCTCGCCTCGGCAAAGGACGGTACGACCTCCTGTCCCCTATAGCCCTTCAACGTATCGCTAAGCGCCTTGAAGACGGCGCGGAGCACTACGGGGAGCGCAACTGGGAAAAAGGTCAGCCCCTCACTCGGTACATCGACTCAGCACTTCGACACATCTACGGACACCTCGAAGGCAAACGCGACGAGGACCACATGGCTGCTGCTGCGTGGAACCTGCACGCGTTCATGCACACCGAGGAGATGGTGAGGCGTAGAGGGTTGCCTGAGAGCCTCATGGACGGGATGCCTGACTACTCGCCCGTGTGCGTTCCTGGGTGTGAAGCCGAGGGGGAGGTGTGTTGTTGTGACTCCTGAGATCGACTTACAGTACACACCAGGACCTTGGCACTGGGTAGACCCTGAGACAGATGAACCTACGGACTTGGTGGGGGAGGCAGAACTTAGTCAAGTAAGTCTCCGCACCACATACCACAACGTAGCGTGTAAATGGGGTGGTCCACCACTCCCTCACTTCATCACAGACACTGAGGATCTCATCAGAACTGCCGATGCGCGTCTGATTGCGAAAGCTCCTGAGATGTACGAAATGCTCGAGAGAGTGGTTCGGGACAGTAAAGCTCCTGCTCTCAAAGCAGAAATCAACTCGTTACTAAATGAGGCATCAGCGTACCTATGAAAGAATCCCTAGGCACAGCCCTAATCGACGCGGACGTAATCTTGTACCGCGTAGCCCACAAGTTCACTCGAGAGTTCGACGGTTCCAAGTTCTTCAGTCCCGAGGACCTAGAGCCCGCTAAGCGTGAGTGCTCTAAGCTCATCGACGAGATCACTAGCGGCGCGTTGTGTACCTCAACGATCCTAGCGTTCTCCAGCGCCCACAACTATCGCAAGATGGCAGTCCCCACGTACAAGAGCAACAGACGTAGCGGCCACAAGCCTGACTCTGTGCTCATGGGGGCACTTCGAGCGTACATGACATCTGAGTACGACACTCGAGTGTTCGCGTTGCTTGAAGCGGACGATGTCCTCGGGATCATTGGAACCAGTGACCCTAGCGCCCACGTGGTCCTGTGTACCATCGACAAAGACCTGGACACGATCCCTGGGCTCCACTTTCGGTGGCACCACCCAGAGTGGGGAGTGTTCGTTGTGGACCAAGAGGCCGCTGCGTACTCGTTGCGGTACCAGCTTCTTGTTGGCGACTCTACTGACGGGTTCCCTGGGATTCCTCGAGTAGGACCTAAGACTGCCCACAAGATCCTAGAGGACCCTGAGTTCTCTAGCGTCCTGGACGAGTACTACAAGCGAGACCTTACGCTTCAGGACTTCGAGGCTACACACACCCAAGCTCGGATACTCCAGGCTACGGATGTGTACGTAGTGAACGGGACCGCTGAGGTCAAAACGTATCACGGCTCGTACCCTATTGGACGAGTTGATCTTAACATTGAGGACGCAAGTAATGCCGCGTAGCAAACCTAAAGCACCTGAGTCAAAAGCATGGACCGTAACTCCCGAACTCCGCGAGCGACTTCGTGTTGAACTCCCGCTCCTAATCCTTATGACTAACGGACGGACCCTCGCAGGTCGCCAAGTCCTCGAGGATCTCAAACACGTGCTTGAACTAGACATCAACTAATGATGACCCAAAATTTCGGAGAAACCACTGATGTGGAACTCCTAGGTGTGTACACCCAGGCTGCGCCTTTCTTGGCAATGCTTGGGGGTGCTCACCCGTTCCAAGTACCTACCCCCGGCCAAGATCGGGACAAGATGTACTGGAACGCAGGTCAAGCTAGCCTAGTTCAACACCACCTCTCAGAAGCTGAGCGTCTCGGTGTGAAAATCCCCCTCGACCCTCCAGTTTCCCAGAGGTACTTATGTGTCCCCCTCCCAAAGTCAAAGCCCCAAAGCCCCCTCCTCCAGCTCCTCCGCCGTTGCCTCCTACTGAAGTAGAGTTTGGCAACCAAGACGTAGCTCGTAAGAAAAAGAAAGCCAAGGGTGGACGCAGTCCTCTCCAGGTCCCACTAGTCCGTAAGCCCAAGGTGGGCGTCGGTGGCATCTGATGTCATTGAGGATCGTTCGACCGCCAGTAACGGCGCAGCAGAAACACGGTGGGAGAAGCTCCACTCAGAACGCCAAACGCAACTCTCTAAGAAGCGTGCGTTGGCTGAGCTTACTCTACCTTACCTGTTACCCCCTGAAGGTCGATCCGCTGGAGACAACCTAGCTGATAGGTACTCTAGCGACGGAGCGCGAGGGTGCAGAACCCTGGCCTCTAAGCTCGTGCTTGCGATGTTCCCGAGCCAACAAGCGTTCTTTGATCTCGTGTTTGACGAAGCAGCCTTAAGTGTTGTAGAAGAGGACGCGAAACAGATGGCTCCTGACAGAGACATCCGCTCAGAGATCGCTGAGAAGCTACGACCCAACGTAGCCACGATCATGCAAGAGTTCGAGACAGCGAACATTCGCGGAGCCCTTATACGCCACGTCCTGTACCTCATTGTCACAGGAGACGGCTTAGGTATCTGGGAGTCCCTTGAGTCCCCTATGCGCATCATTCGGACCGACTCGTTCGTTGTGAGACGCAACGGTCGCGGCGAAGTGATCGAGCTGATTATCCGTGAGACTATCGGACTCGACTCGTTGCCTAAAGAGATCCAAGGTGTCGTAGCTGCTGAAGCTGGAGACACTGCTGACAAGGACGACCTCCCGTTGTTCACGTGGGTACGGAAACAAGGCGATGGCGGATACACCACGAACCAAGAGTGCTCTAAGGTAGAGTTCAACTTCGGATCGTTCGATGCGTGGGCTAAAAGTCCGTTCGTTGGTCCGCTACGTTGGCTCACTATCGACGGAGAGAACTACGGGATCGGCCACGCTGAGGACAACGAAGGGTCGTTGCGTACCGTTGAAGGTATGTCACAACTGATTACCCAAGGGTCCGCAGCGCTCGCTAAGATCAATTGGCTCGTAGACAAAAGCGCAGGGCAGAACCTAGCTAAGCGCCTCACTGAGTCAGAGAACGGAGCGGTCCTTGCGGCCACTCTGGGTGGCGGTGAACCCATCATCCCTGTGACAGCAGGTAACAAAGCTGTGGACTTCCAAGTGGTCCAAGCCCACCTCGGAGCTGAGCGAGCTGCGTTACGTGCAGCGTTCCTTCAGACCGAGTCGATTCAACGAGACGCTGAGCGAGTCACTGCCGAAGAGATTCGGATGCTCGCTCAAGAACTCGAGAACGCTCTCGGGGGCGTGTACACCATGCTCTCCGAAGAGTTCCAGACTGCTGTTCTGAGTCGCCTCATTCACCTCATTAAGCAACAGAAGCCTGACGCGCTACCTCAGATTGATGTAGACGGTGTCGAGACCTCGTTGCTGACTGGCCTCCCCGCTCTCGGAGCTGGGCACCAAGTCAACGCTATGCACCAGTTCATCACAGCAGCTACCCAGATCCCTGGAGCTGAACCGTGGATCAACGTTCAAGCAATCCTCAAGGTGTTCCAGAAGCACTTAGGGGTCGAAGCGAACGTTGTGAACTCTGAGGCCGCTGTGTCTCAGCAAGCTCAACAGGACCAACAAGCCTCGTTGATGCAAGGCGTAGCGCCTGGAGTAGCCCGAGAGGTCGCTAAGTCTGCGGCCTCTGGCGCTCCACCCCAAGAAGCCTGAACAAAACTGATAGGGGCCATAACACATGCCTGAAATCGAAATGCAATCCTCTGAACCAGGGGCAGCACCTCCTGGAACAGGGACACCCGAGCCCGCCTCTGAGCTGCTCGCAGGAAAATACAAAGACACGGACGCTCTCGTAGCAGCGTACAAAGAACTCGAAGCTAAGCTCGGGGCTCCTAGTGCGCCTAGCGAACCTAAAGCTCCCGAGACTCCTGTCCCTGCTACTACTGAGCCGCTCACCAAAGTCCCTGAGCCCGCCGAAAGTACCCCTGAGGTACCCGCAGGTCTCGACATGGACTCCCTTGCAAAGGAGTGGGCTGAGAACGACGGTAAGCTCACAGAGGCTACCCTGGCTAAGCACAACCTGAGTCCTGAAGTGGTCGCGCAGTACGCTGCGGGCCAAGAGGCCCTTGCGGCCATAGCGACTCAGAAGATGTACGAAGCTGTAGGCGGAGAGCAAAACGCTAACGCTATCCTCGAGTGGGCAGGTCCGAACCTCAGTGACTCTGAGCGTGAAGCTGTGAACTCTCAGCTCACGTCTAAGGACGTTGAGGTCCGAAAGCTCGCTATGCAAGCTCTCCAGTCACGGTACACCCAAGCCAACGGCTCTACGCCTCTGGTGAACGGAGTAGCTACTGGAGGGATCGCAGGGTTCCAAAGCAACGCAGAGATGCAAAGCGCTATGAAGGACCCGAGGTACGCAAAGGACCCAGCGTATCGTGACCAAGTCTCCCGTAAGATTGCGCTTATGGTCCAGCAAGGACTCTAAGCCCTTAGACACTCGCACAGGACTAGAACGGTCCACGCTACTCGCCTTGTTCTGTGCGGGTGTCGCAGGTCTGTACCGCGCCTTTGAAGCGGTACGATTCGTGTTTCTCACAACACACCACCACTAGCCACTAGCTGGCAAGTCCAAGATCACACCTAAGCCTCCATTGGATGCCCCGAGCGGGGGGACGTATGTCCCTAGACCGTGACGACGGATACCACCCTTAGCGCGTGCCCAAGATGTGTGCCAAGCCGACTTAGCGCCCACCCGCTAACCAGCACCCCACACACCCTGTGAGAAACACAAAACATGGCAGATAACACAGCCGCACGGTTAGGCCAGATCAATCAATCTGGTGATACCGATGCAGTCTATTTGCGCACGTTTGGCGGCGAAGTCATTACGGCTTTCGATGTCGCCAACGTCATGCTCCCACGCACCTTCCAGAAGAAGGGCACCGGTAAGTCCGTACAGTTCCCCCGATTGGGCACTGCCTCGGCAGCTTACCACACCGTAGGCACTGAGCTTACTGGTAACTCGTACAACGCTGCTGAACTGTTGGTCTCCCCTGACCCGCAGCTCGTGAGCAATTACTTCCTCGATAACTACGATGAGGTCATCACTCACTTTGAAGAGCGTCAACCCATTGCTTACGCGATGGCTCAAGAACTGTCTACTATCTGTGACAAGCACGTTATCCACGAAGGCATCGCAGGCTCGCGCCTGACTGCTGTTGGTTCCGAGCTACCCACAGGTACTAGCGTCAACGGTAACCTCACGTTCAACGCCAGCAACTCCCTGTTGCTCACGACTGAACAGAGCGGTACCGGTGCTTCCACCACTGCTGCGAAAGCTCAGGCTTGGCTCGATGCTCTTCAGAAGTGCGCTCAGCGCATGGACGAACTCAACGTTCCCAAGATGGGTCGCTTCGTGGTTGTCCGTCCTCGTGAAGTCTACCCCCTCATTGTTGCAGCTCAGACCTCGGGTCTCCAGCTCATCAACAAGGACATTGGCGGCGTAGGCTCCATCTCGGAAGGCACCATTGGCAACGTCCTCGGGTTCGATATCATCAGCTCGAACAACTTGCCGTTGACCGACCTCAGTGCTGACACTGGCGTGTACACGTACCACAAAGCCGACTACAGCGCGACCGTTGGTCTCGTTGGTGTCGATCGCTCTATCGCGGTTGCTAACTGGCGCGGTCTCACGACCTCCGCTGATTACATCCCCGACAAGCTCGGTACTCTTCTGATCGCGCGTTACATCAAAGGTATTAAGTACCTTCGTCCTGAGGCTCTCATCGAGCTGAAGCTGGCGACTGGTACTGTTACTGCCTAATAAGTAACACCCCCCCTGGCCCCCTGTACCTCACGAGCCCTAAGTGGCGCTCTAGGTACAGGGGGCCTTTTTCTGTTTGCGAAGTGATAGCAGCTGGTAGCTAGCAGGGCTCATAACCCTGAAGTCGGTGGTTCGAGTCCACCCTCCGCAACCCCCCTCCCCCTTTCCCTAAGTCCCCCGACTCCCCGTTCCAGGATTATATGCGCCCCTCTTTGTTCAGGCGTCCTGGGACGGGGTTTTTAGGTTCCCCCTTTCAGTGGTGTGTGTAGGTTCGAATCCTACCCAAGGCCCGTGCTGGGCTGCGGTAAGTCTCAACAGGCAGAGCTACCACGCTTTTTTATGAACACTCAAGGTCCACCCCATGCCTCACCCAACAGACCCAACCGATACCTTCTGGGACTACGCGGCTCGCGGACGAGCCTCTGAGTTCCCTAGCTCCCTCGGCCCTTACAACTCGTTCCGCAACTACGTAGGCCCCCAATCTACACAATGGGTCCTTAAGAACATTACGCGCTACATATGGGGCGTTGACTTCAACAAGCCTGCGTATCGCCACGACTTCCACTACAGCGTGGGAGGCTCCAAGAGCGATAGGCTCGATGCGGACGCTACGTTCCTCAGGGAACTTAAGGCCGAGATACACAAGACTTACCCTAGCGGCTCAGGCCCTTGGGCCGCATTCAAACGCCTCGCAGCTCTCAGGGCTGCTCGAGAAGCGTGGGTGATGGTCCGCAAGAGTGGTGCTGCTTTCTATAACTTTACGACACCTAAGGAGGGACCCTCCGAATGACCGCACTTCAAGCTAACAACCGCATGTTGGCGTGGATCTCTGAGCAAGCAGTAGCTGCTGTAGGGGACATCCCTGCGTCCACTCGAGCCCAAACAATGCTCGACACACACAGCACTCGCATCCAATCCAACGGGTTCTCCTCGAACAAACGGTGCAACGTAACGTACACCGCAGATGTCTCAGGGTACTACAACCTAGCGAGCACGATACTCCGAGCGGACCCTACGAGCCCTAACATTGGGTACATACAACGGGGTCTCAAGATGTACGACCCTAAGGACGGAACGGACGTGTTCACCGTAGGCGCTACAATTAAGCTCGACACTGTTGAGGAACTGGATTGGACAGACCTACCTATCGCTGCCCAAGAGTTCATCCTTATGTCCGCTACGCTCCCGTTCATTCTGCAAGAGACAGGTGACGACACCTCGTACTCCGCTGCTCGCGTTGAGTTCGACGCTGCGGAGCTGGCGTTCGCAGTACACGAAGAGTCCGTAGACAACGCTAACATGGTGCACGATAACCACACTGTGAGCGCTGCGGGTAACCGGTGGTTCAATCCGTGATTCTGTTTGGCGCAGGCTGTGTCACTGGGCTCCTTATCGCAATCCTTGTCTCTTTAGCTGTTGAGTAACCCGGAGGTCCCCCCTAATGCCTGAACACACTATCCACGGACTCCACGGAGGTATCTCCCAGCAGTCCCCAGCCCTGCGACTCCCTTCGCAAACCGAAGACCAAACGAACGTACGGAACACAGTGGTCCGAGGGATCATGAAGCGCCCAGGTACAGTACACAAAGCCGTTGTGACCCCTCCGGTCTCTCAGAGCACGAGCACCAACGTAGAGCCTATGTCACACGCTATCAATCGTGACGCCTCCGAGCGGTACATGGTCTTGTTCTTTGATGACGCTACGGAACCTATCGTAGTCCTTGACGAGGACGGCACGAAGCAAACCGTGAACTACGGAGCTGCCGCTGACAAGACGTACGTGCGGCACCAAGCCAAAGGGGACATAAAGGTCGCGACCCTTGATGATACCACTGTCATTGTGAACACTGGGGAGACCACGGCGCTTGTGTCCGCGGGGAATACCATTCAGCCCTATCAGAACCCGAAAGCTCTTCTGTGGTTCAAGCCTGGGTACAACAATCTACACCACACATATAATTTTGAAGTGGTGGACGGCATGCCTTGGCCTACGAATAGCTTCGATGCATACACCGGCAACGTGAACACACACCAAGCAGCTAAGGACTTCGTAACCAACTTCAACGCGACAGGCAACGCAGCGATTAATGGGTACATAACTGCTACGCAACTCTCCGCAAAGGGCAGCGTTGTTCTCCTAAACTCGCCTTTTTACCACTTCCGCCTTACTACAGGAGACAGCTACGGAAACGGCGCTGTTAGTATAATCAAGGACGAAGTGGACAAAGTCTCCGATCTGCCTCCTGAAGCCCCTGACGGATTCACTGTGACAGTCCGAGGCGAAGAGGATGTGCACTTCAAGTTTGACGCGTACTCTTCCAAGTGGGTAGAGACCATGGCTCCTGGAGTCAAGACTACTATCGACGGGGCTACGATGCCTCGCAAGATGGTGCGGACTAGCCTAGGGGTCTTCGATGTCTCTGAGATCTCTTACGACCTTCGCACGGTTGGCGACGACACTACTACCCCGATCCCTACGTTCATCGACAACACTATCTCGGACGTAACGTTCTACAAAGATCGCCTAGTGTTCCTTAGCGGCCAAAGCGTCATAGCGTCCCGCACCAACGACCATTTCAATTTCTGGCCTCAGTCCGCAGCAGAGGCCCTAGACGATGACCCTATAGACGTTACAGCAGCGCACAGCTCCGTAGCGTTCCTCACAGGTCTCCTGCCTTTCGAGGACTCACTCCTCGTGTTCTCTGAGCGCCAAGTGTTCGTGCTGCACTCCGGAGACTCAGTGTTCTCCCCGAACCACATAGTGATGGACCAAGCAGCCTCCGCTGACTTCAACTCGAACGCACAGCCTGTGCTCGTAGGGTCCAACGCATACTTCGTAGGTGAGCAAAACAACGCCTCTACGGTCTGGGAGTACTTTGTGGACTCAGGGTCCGTTACCCAAGATGTGGTAGCAGTCACGTCCCACGTACCTGACCTAGTGCCTAAGGACCTCCAGCTCATCGCTGCGTCCAGCCTCCACGACACAGTGTTGTTCTATAGTCCTACTGAAGCTACTACGCTGTACGTGTACCAGTTCTTTTGGCAAGGCCCTGAGAAAGCTATGAGCGCTTGGACCAAGTGGACCCTTAGTGGTCCGTTGCAAGGCATGGAGTTCCTAGGGGACACATTGTACCTAGCACTCTGGGAAACCGAGTCAGGAGGATCTTACACCAAGTTGCGTGTAGAGACCTTGGACCTGAACCCCACAGCGTACAGCGGAGACTTCTACTTCCAGGTTGCTGGGGACACTCAGATAGACGGAGACGATATCTCCAGTGGCGACGTAACGTACAACTCTGGACCTGACACCACAGAAATAGACCTAGGAGTCGATGTAGGCACAGGCACTTGGTACGGCATATGGAAAGTTCTCTCAGGCGTGATTGCGTGGAAGACATCCACCAGTGCCTCAGGGACCACCGTAACGTTCCCAGGGGACCTTAGGCAACTCGGAGACCCTTTCGAACCTAACTGGACTAAAATGTGGTTTGTGCGTAGCAACACACACTCCACTACGCTAACTCCGTGGCTTCCTAGGGACCAGAACGGACGCGGCGCAGCTCAGCGGACCTTGAGAGCTAAAGGCCTCAGCGTGTCCGTGTACGAGAGCGGTTCGTATACCGTGACCGTAACACCTGACGGACGCTCAGCCCAAACGAACACAGTGACTCGCACGGACAGTGCTTCTCTCGTCTCAGACGCTAGACGCCACTCAGTGATGTGCGACCCTCAGACCTCTGTGACTACCATATCTGACAACGGCCCTATGCCTCTCAACGTGGACGTAATCACCTGGGACGGTCCAGTCACCAAACGGAGGTTGAACCCCTAATGTTTGCTGCTCGCACACCTGACGACTCTATCGACCCTAAGACCTCCATTGCTCTCCAGCCTTACGACCTCATAGAACTCAGCCTCTCTAACATGACCCTCGCTGAAGCTGTACGGTTCTCAGACAACACTGGGGTCTTGTATCTCAACGATGACCCCTCCGATGTCACAGGCTACTACGGCCTAGAGGTCGAGCACGGGTCCCCTGTGAGCTACGGGATTCCGTGGTTACTCAGCGATGGCAGAGTGTTCAAGGAGTTCCCTAAGGCCGCTACGACCGCTGCGCTCCAGTGGGTCCACATGTGCCTTGAGCGAGTACACCTACTCACTAACGTGGTCCACCAGGATCACAAGGTAGCCATTAGGTGGCTTCAGGCCCTAGGGTTCAGTATCGACCTTGACAACCCTATTCTAATTAACGGTGAACCTGTGTGCGTGTTCTGGCAATACAGCACGTACATCGCCCCAACTGGAGGATTTGCCAATGTGTAACCCCGCGCTCATTATGGCAGGACTAGCAGCGGGTGCGCAGGTAGCGTCCCAGCACCAGGAAGCAGACGCAGCTCAGGCTACAGCAGATAACGCAGCCCAAGCGGCCCAAGTGCAACGCTCTGGCCTTATGGCCCGAGAGCTAGAGAACAACATCCGCACCACTCAAGAGATGAGTGAGCGACAACGCCAGTACATGCGCACCCAGTCCTCGATCCGAGCAGCTACCGCTGAGTCAGGTCTAGCAGGAGTGTCGCCACTACGGAACCTCGTGGTCTCTAGCGTCAACGCTTCGTTGGACAACGACACTATCGCCCTGAACAACCAGTTCGGGGACTCTCAGGTCCGCAGAGACCTAGACACAGTCACTGCGCAACGCACTGCTCGCATAGACGCAGCTCTCGGTTCCGTACCAAGCGCGTTCGGCTCAGTACTCCAAGTAACCAACGCTGGGCTCCAAGGGTTCGCAGTAGGCGACGCTATCGAAGCTCGGAGGACCTAACGTATGCCCAAGAACTCTGATAACCGCAGAGGCGCTGTGTCCCGAGTAATCGACCAGCGCTCCACGTTTCGGTTCGCTCCACAGACTCGCCCCCAAGCTCGACCTAGCGACACGTTCAACCCTAACATTGGGCAACGTGCTGTACGGAGAGCTAGGGACCTTGAGGGCCTCATAGGCCTCACGACCAACGGCGTACGCGCTGGGGTCGGAGTGTTGGACGATAGGGACGCTAGGGCCGCTGAGCAACAAGCTCGCGCTACGGCTGCTGACCCTAGCCTCGAGAAACCCGAGGGGACCCCAGGGTTCTTTAACGACGTTCAAGCTCGCCAAGACGCTTGGGACGATGTGTCCGCTGAGCGTGACGCTGTGCAATACAAAGCAGATCTGGCCCAGCTCGAGAACGCTAACGCGTACCTTGAGGACGGTGAGTTCAACGCCAAGTTCGCTGAGATCACCAACGAGTTCCTGGCCGGTAAGTCTGAGCGGTACCTCTCTGTGTTCGCCCCTGAGGCGGCTAAGCACGAAGCCGCGATGCGTACTGTGCGTCGAGCCAAGATCCAGAAGCAAGTCATCACTGAAGCGAAAGACGCTGCGAGCACAGTGTTCCGAGACAGCGTCTCCGGTGCGTTCGCTACAGTCCTTGGCAAGACCGGAGAGTTCGAGACAGACCTTAAGCTCCAGCAAGAACTCAGTGAGTCCGAGCCTAGTGACGCAGTAGTAGCTAATGTAGCAGCGGCCCTCAAAAAGGGTGCAGCAACTATTGTGGCCCAAGGGGGCTCTAAGGCCGAAGCCTCGTCCAACATGATCCAATCTATTGGGCTCCTCGCAGTGCGTACGAAGCAGCCTTGGTTGCTCGATGCCTTGGATGTCCCTAACAAGGACGACAACGGACTTAAGCTCTCAGATCTCCCGCAGTTCCGAGCTGTTATCGACACGTACCGCGCGCAAGCTGTGGTAGCTCGTGATAGACTCGAGGACGACCTTGAGCGTGAGGACGAGGAAGCTACTCGTGACGCGATCAACGCAGCTACAGGAGAGTTCAACAACGACCTCTTAGACCTCAAGAGAGGGATGAGCAGATTCCTCGATGAAGGACACTCCCCTACTGAAGTAGCCTCCCAGTTCTCTAAGGACATTGAGGGCCTTGAGAAACGCTTGGACACGTTCCGTCACATGTACGAAGGTGACGTGAACTTCGCGTTCGTAGAGCGGTTCCAAGACAACCTCAACAGTTTGTTCTCTAGGACTACAGGTCAGGACACCACGGGTGACCAAGAAGTCTTAGACAAGTCCTTGTACCTTCTCCGCACCAAAGGTCCTGGAGATCCTGATTTCGATGCGTGGTTCGACCTGAACCGTCACATGGACGAAGATTACGGACGCATCTCTGAAAAGGTTCGAAAGTTCTTCTCGAATACGTTAGGAGACATAGCGGCCACTAAGGCCGGAAACGCCTCAGAGCAACAGAAAGCGCATATCGCGAGTCTCAAGGCAGCAGCCGGGTGGTTTAAGAACCGTATGGGAGGCGCGAGCGGAGCTAACGACGGGGTTCCTGGTTTCCCAGGACTAGACCTAGGTGACGGCGCAAAGACCCCTGAGCAGATTAGCGCAGGGATCATGCACAACCGTGTACTAGAGCTGGTCTCTTTGGGTGAAGTAAGTCCTGACATGCACGCGGCTCTCGAGACGGAGTACCAACAGATTCTTGAGCCTCTAAAGCAGGAACAAGCTGCTGCGGAAATTCAGGATAACTTGGTGAAATCGGGGGCGGAACAAGCTGTACTTGAGAAGGTCGATCAGTTCCACAAGTCCCCGCTACACGCTCAGCTCCGCCGCTCAAAGCAGTACTCCGATTTCACACCTCAGGAGCAGTCCCAGTACATCCGCAGCATAGTCAACCTACCCGTCACACCTGCTACTCAAATACAAATCCTCAAGAACCTTGATCTTCCTTATGAAGAGAAGCGGCTAATGGAGGTTGAGTACCAGAAGCAGTTGGCGATAAAGAAACAACAGGATGCCCTCAGGGAGCAACAAGCGCTAGAAGGAGACGAAACACTGAGTGCCCTCTCCGCTGCGCTTATTGATGACTTCGCGGAGTTTCTCTATAATGAGACTGCGAACCCCATGTTCGGAACCAACGGCGGAACTGTAGGAGCCCAAGCGTTCTTTGGCCAGGGCGGGATACAACCTCAAGGAATAAACGAGCTGCGGCCTGAATTTGACAACGCTCCTTTAGAAGCCCTTCAAGATATCCTGCTCAACCCTTCGGAAGCTAAAGATAAGGGTGGAGCTGCGTTCCTCGGACAAGGAGGACTAAACCAACCCGAGATCTCTCTGGAAGGAGAGGGTGTAGCTGAAGTACCTAACGAAATGAAGGACGCCTTCAAGACACTACTCAAGGCTTTCGCGAAGGCTCCTGAGGATTGGGAAAAAGCTGGCGCAGCGTTCCGAGAATCCGCAGCACGTGGCCGAGAACGTAAGACACCTAACCAGGACTTGCTCCCCGAAGCCTTAAACAGGGCTATACAGAGTACATCCAGCGAGTTAGGCGGAGCCTTAAAGACTCTCCATAAAGCCATTAAGGATGCTCCTGAGGATTGGGAAAAAGCTGGCGCAGCGTTCCGAGAATCTGCGGCACGTGGTCGAGAACGTTCGGTGCCTAATGAAGACTTGATCCCCGAAGCCTTAGACAAGGCGATAGAAGTCTTAGACAAGGCAGTGCCTAGTGATTTGAGAGAAGCCTTAAAGACTCTTCGTAAAGCCGTTAAGGATGCTCCTGAGGATTGGGAAAAAGCGGGTACAGCGTTCCGAGAATCCGCAACACGCGGTCGAGCACGTAAACCCTCTAAGCCAGACTTAATCAAGCAGCTTACTCCCGAAGCCTTAGACAAGGCAATACAAGATACACCGGGCGAGCTACGAGAAGCTCTCGAGGCTCTTCGTGAAGCTATCAAGACTGCCCCTAAAAACTGGCAGGACGCTAGTGGGTAACGCCTTAACAACGCGCGTAACACAAGGAGGGGAACTTAGATGCCTACCGATACCGATGACCAGTCAGACCCGTTTGACTCACTTCTGACGCTACATACCCCTGTGGACTCTAAGCGCCCCAAACAGTCCACATTGAACTCAACGCTCCACGGAGCCTCTCAAGCCCCTGCCGAGATGTGGAACGACCTTGTTCAGACAGGTGAGGCTATGCTGAACGAGTTCGGTAACGACGTAGACTTCCAGCAGTATCAGTTCGATCTGAACGACCCAGGTCCCGCAGGTAACCTCACTCGTGAAATGGGGGGGTTCCTCGGGACAATGGCAGGAGCCACGAAGTTCCTTAAAGGGTTCTCGTGGTTTGCCCGGTTAGCTGGTGCAGGGAAAGTAGGACGAATAGCCGCAGGCACCGTCGCTGGTGTTCCTGCGGACATCGTCTCTACACCTGTGGACACTCCGAACCTCTCGAACTTCCTTCGGGACTTAGGAATACAGAACGAGGTCACAGAGTACCTTGCGTTCGACCCTGAGCGAGACGACTCCCACCTTGAGCAACGCATCAAGGCTGCAATCGAGGGTGGTGTCTTAGGTACTGTAGCAGAGGCTGCTCTCATTCCTGTGCTGCGGCACCTTAGGTCCGTTAAGCACGCAGAGAACCCTCTCGGTGAAGAAGTCTTTGGCGAGACTCTCACAGGTGTCCGCCCTGACGCTCCCACAGCGGGCCTCAACCCTGAGCAGCTTCAAGACGCTGCGTCCCGTGGAGTCCTTCACGAGGTCACTACGTCCGCTGACAGATCGAAGCTCGTCGCTGAGATGATCGAGAACGTGACCAAGCAGAAGCAAGGCAAAGTCACTCTCGAAGAGATCTCAGAGCACATTGTGAACCAAGGGTTTAACGGAGCAGGTGCTACCCTGGACATGATTAACATCGCGTCCAAAACGCTGCGTGACTCTGGCGACCTAGCAGCAGTCGGTAAAGCTCCTGTTTCTATCGTAGAGTCCCAGCGCTTAGCACGGGCCGCAGCCGAAGAGATCGTAGACGCTCCTGACGAAGCTATTGCTCGCGCCCAAGAACTGTGGAAAAGCACAGAGAACATACACGTCGAGATGACGATGCTCCGTGCCACGATGCAGAACTATGCCAAACGGACTGACGATCTACTCGAGCGTCTCGCAGCAGGCAGTGCTTCTGAAGCTGACAAGCTGAACGCTATCGGTGAGATCACCCGGCTCCTAGACCTAGAGACACACGTCATAGGTACAGGTACCAACCTAGGCCGAGGGCTTCGCTCTATGGGCGCTACAGTGGACGGAAGCGCGTTCGCTCTGGGTTCCCTTACTGACGACGCACTCCGCAACGCTGACGACGCTGGCAAACAGCAACTGAGAGATCTCCTCGAGCAATTCGGCGGGGACGACATCCAAGCTATAGCCAAGAAGTACATCAAGCTCCGTGGCTCAGGCAAGAGCGTGAAGGACACGCTGAAAGCCCTTAAGAAGACTCGAAGCAAAGAGTGGAAAGACGCGATCCTTGAGTACCGTGTAATCAACATGCTCAGCGGCCCTGCGACTCCCACGATGGCCCTTATAGGCAACTCGATGGCTTTCTTTAACCAGCATCTCCTCGAGCCATTCGTGGCTGCTGGGATCTCTAGGGTACGCGGTGTGTTCGGCGGGTCTCAAGCAGTTACCACCAAAGAGATCGCTACCCGCATGACCGGGACTCGCTTAGCCATCAACGATCTGTTCAAAGGACCTGACGGTCTCCTAGGGCAGATCAAGACCAAGAAGGGTGAGTTCAGTCTCACAGACTTCATGGCTGAGAAGTCCATAGACCCTCGGACCCGTGCGTCCCTTGAGGGCATCACAGAGGGTAAAGCTGCCGCAGCGATGCGTGGCCTCCCCGTGGCTCAGCTTCCTGTAGCTCGTGGTGTAGTCGAAGGCGCAGCACGCTTGACAGAGTTCGGCAGACACATCTCCGTTACGCCCCTTAACGCCCTCGACACCGTGTTCAAGAACGCGTCGTACAGGGCTGAGATCATGGCTGCTGCACATCGTGTTACTGCTAGGGGTGTTCCTGACAACCCCCAGTTAGCAGGGAAGCAAGCAGGCGAGTTGATCGAGGACCTCCTCCAGTACGCCAAGAACGGGAACGCTGAGTTCCTTGTGGCTCAAGGGTACAAAGGGACTGCTCTGCGGCAACGCGCCAAGACCCTCGCTAAGATGCACGACAGGGCTCTTAAGGCCTCAAGGGACACAGTGTTCCAAGGACAGCTCTCGAAGTCGTTCGAGGACTTCGGTAACGCCTTGAACAAGGACACTCGGTTCGCGTTCATGGCTCGACTACTGATCCCGTTCTATAGGACTCCTATGAACCTTCTGAAGTTCGTAGGACAACGAACCCCAGGGCTCCACAAGTTCTCAGACGAGATGACTGAGATGCTTAACGGTTCTCGAGGTGCTCACGCCAAAGCTATGGCTGAGGCTCGCCTTGTAGTAGGTGGAGGCTTGTACATCGCGGGAATGAATCTCGTAGGTGCTGGCCTCATCACTGGACGACACGAAGCGTCCGAACGCAACGATAAGCTCGCTGCTGGAATCCCTGAGTACTCTATTCTCATAGGCAACAGGTTCGTCAAGTACAACCGACTCGACCCTGTAGCCATGTTCTTTGGGATTGTAGCTGACCTACACACAGCCTCTGCGCACCTTGAGGACGGACAGTTCCGTGAAGCTCTCGGTGCGGTGTGGCTCGGAGTTGTAGAGCAGACTGCGAACAAGACGTGGATGCAAAGCGTAGGTAAAGCGTTCCAAGCGCTGCACAACCCTGACATGGCTTTGGACCTGTTGGTTGACGCAGCGCGCCCCAGCGTAGGTCTCCCTCCCGCAGCAGCGTTCCGTACGTTCAACACAGTCACTGACGGACACCTACGGGAAGTCCGTACGTTCATGGACAAGTTCCTGCAAGACCTCCCAGGAGGCTCGCGCCAGAACAACGTCCGCACAGATGTCCTAGGCAACGAGGTTAAAGTACCTCGGACCATGATCGACGTGATCTCCCAAGGCCTAGGGTTCCGCACCTCAAAGCTCTCCGAGTCCCCCGCAATGCGCGAGATGGCTCGACTAGACGCTCTCAACGTAGACAGGGACCCAACGATCCTCGGAGTAGAACTGACGAGGTCTGAGACTCAGGCCTGGAAGAAGATCCTCCGAGAGGACGTGAAAGCCCGCGATGTCCTGGACAGAGTAGTCTCGAGTTCACAGTACAAGAGCCTTAGCGCTGCCCACAAAAAGAAAGTCTTAGGGGCTGTTCAACGTCGCATCCGAAAGGTTGCGCGAACGCTCCTCCTACGCAACGACCCCAAGCTACGCGCCCAGATCACTGAGCGACGTAAGCACCTCCTCCAGCTCCTAGAGACCTCAGGGACCGATAAGCCCGCTGAGTCGTTCCAGGAGATCATGGATTTCAACGCACGGTTCGATTTTGATCGTACTGACCAATAATAACAAGGAGATCTACGCTATCATGAATGTAGTCCCTACTAAACTCATAGAGGCCGCTGGGTTCCACCGAGTCTCTGGCACCAGCTCGGACACTTGGGCAGGAGAAGCCCTTTCGATCTCCGCGTTCCTTACGCTCACTAACAACTCTAGCGTCCCCGTGAAGTATCAGATCGGCGGCACAGCCACCCCCACAGACGGACCTACCATCGAAGTAGGCGGGTTCCGCTCGTTCTCAGGCATCACACTCGACACAGGTGGTAAGGTCTGGTGGGCAGGTACTGGCGGAGTCGCTGACGACCTGGAGGTTCACTATGCCTAGTGACGTATCTGTGGGCGGGAGCGTAGCAAGTAGCGGAGGTGCGGGTCTTTCGGACCTTCAGACCTCTAAGCTCAGCGCGCTCCCCGTCCCACTAGTGTACGATGACGAGCGGCCCCTTACGGCTCGCTCTAAGTCCGCGTTGAGTGCTGACGTAGTCCTGGCCACAGACGCTGGGACAGACGTGTCCACAACGCCTCACACGTTGACCCTAGCGGGCTCAGCGTCCCTTGACACCACGGAGTCGTGGTCAGGTTCCTCGTCCCTCCTGTTCACAGGCACAGACGGAGACCTGTACTCAGCTCCCCAAAGCACTGACTTTGACTTCGGAGCTGGTGAGTTCGATGTGCGATTCGCAGGGTTCTGGACAGGCTCTACTCCAGCAGAAGGACACGCCATTGGTAAATGGGACGGATCTCCTCTGCGCGGGTGGCAGTTCGGTCTGCGATCTAGTGGAGGCAGCACTCTACTCCAGTTCGCGTACTCCACTGTAGGCTCCGATGAGGTCGGTGTAGCTATCGACATCTCCGCTGAGTTCACTACAGATGCGTGGCACCATTACCGTGCTTGTCGCGTAGGTGACACCTTGAAGCTGTACATGGACGAGAAGCTGATGCACACAGCGGACCTTACGGGCGTTACGTTCGCTACGGTCTCTACGCCTCTCAAAGTAGGAGACAACGGTGACACTGTACCCACTTGGGACGGTAACCTGGACGCTCTGTTCGTTCAGAAGGCTGGGACCATTGAGGGCGACGAGTACCACGTGTGCCGCACTCCGTACACGAACGCAGCAGGAGTTGTGTACCAACCGGAGCGGGACGTTACCCCTCTCACGCTCAAAGCGTTCGGGCCTACCACAGACGTAGTCACCCACGCTTCAGACCTTGTGTTCTCGTACGAGGTCCCTGCGAAGCTCAACGGTAAACGCATCTATAACGTAAGTGCTCGTCACGACGTTGTAGGCAGCGGAGGCACAGCCTCAAACGTAAAGATCAACATAGGGGCCACAGCGGTCCTGTCCACAGATCTTACCATTGACTCAGGTGAGCTTAACTCGAGCACAGCAGTAACCGCTGCGGTCATTGACCTCGCTGAGAACACCCTAGCAACCGGGGACGTACTTAAGTTCCTGTTGACTGCTGCTGACACTTCAACTGTACCCAAAGGCCTCGACATCACAGTCGGGCTGTACTAAGAGACACACACTATGACAAAAGACGAAATCATTGCTGCTATCACAGCTAACACTGAGGGCATCCTTGCACCCGCTAAAAAGGTGAAAGATTACCCTTCTGGTCGAGAGCTTTGGGCTGCTGGTGTAACCGTTACAACCGCTGACCCAGACACCTTGAACAACGCTACTCAAGAGTTCTACTGGGACCCTGAGACCGATAGCGCCAAGTGGGCTGGAGTGGTCCGAAAGAACTATGAGGCCCCGGAGGCCCCTGTGCCTGAACCTACTGCCATCGAGAAAGCTGAGATTGCTCTTAACGGGGCCCTTGGTGCTGGTAAATGGAAGTTCGTGAGTATCGACGATGGGCCCCACGGAACAGTAGCCAAGATTCGCGCCAAGGCAGACAACACCGGTGACTATCCTGCGGACATGCTGTTGGCTGTGAGTATGGCAGCTAATGGCACGCCCATCGTAGTTGAGTCCGAGTAACCGATAGGAGGTATCCGTGGCTTGGTACGACACTGATTGGTCCAATGCGTTCGAAGTAACCACGGACCCCGCTGAAATCCCTAGCTCCCAAACTGACTTTCCGGTGCACGTTGACCTGAGTCAGCTTGGGGGCGCTCATGCGTTCTGGACTACTGTCAAGAGCGATGGGGGAGATCTTCGCGTAACAAAGAGTGACGGGACCACTGAGGTCCCTATGGAGCTAGTGTTCATCGACACTACCGCTAAGACTGGAGTGCTCTACTTCAGCAGTGACGGGACGTTGGACGCTGTGAGCGCTGACACGTTCCGAGTGTACTATGGGAACTCAGGTGTGTCGTTGCCCGCAGCGTCCGCAACGTACGGTTCCCAGAACGTGTGGGACGCTAACTTTGCTATGGTCCACCACATGGACGGGGCTGCGTACACAGACCTCGATGACTCTACGAGTAACGGTAACGATTGTACGGCCAAGTTCTGGTCCCCAGCGTTCAACCAAACAGGTAAGTCTGGAAAAGCTGTACGTCTCTCCAATTCCCCTGACTCCCTTACTATGGGATCGGACGCATCCATCGACTTCGATGGTACAGACTCGTTCACTGTATCGTGCTGGGCGCGGATAGACGGAGGCTCAGGCACTGACCGAGTGATGGTAGAACGTTACTACAGCGGTAGTACTTACCCGTACAATCTGCGGATACACAGCAGCAACAAAGCGTACCTTGCTATATGGGACGGCACTTATGCCCCCATCGCGTGGGCAGACAACACTGTCGACAGTTCGTGGCATTATTACAGCGGTGTACGGCACGTCGCAGACGATAAGCTGTACTTGTACATTGATGCCTCTCTACAAGGATCAGGAACCACAGACACTACAACAGGCTCGATCTCGAACAGTGGGAGCAGTGTTGGGGTAGGCAACCAGGTAGGCACCTCCAAGAGTGTACGAGGCCCTATGGATGAGGTGCGTATATCCAACGTAGCTCGCTCTGCTGATTGGACTACCGTTGAGTACAACACTATCAACGACGCTACGTTCCTCTCGTACGGTGCGGAACTAAGCGCTCCTAGCGCAGGCGACGACCCTAGCGCAGGCGGCGACCCTACACCTTGCCAAGCTATCCTGGTGCTCCTGTAATGCTGGTCACTGGGTTCATATTCGCTATGGGCGTAGCTACTGTAGCGCTGTCCATCGTAGCGTCCCTAAAGTTCAACAAGTACCGCAAGAACGCAATCACATCCGCTAGTTCAGGGTTATCTCGCGCCATTAGCTGGCAACTTGCTGGAGAAGCCGTGATAGGCTTAGGGACCCTTGTGTTCGCGTACGCGGCTCACATAGGCGTCCTCGACACGTGGTCCGATGCCCTTCAGAGTTCCGTTAGGTTCATCATGTTCGGCGCTACCTCAGCGACCACGTGGCACCTGTACACAACCCTTAAGCGCTTAGACCGTGGAATCAATCTTAGCAGCCGTTGAGACCCTAGGGGTCCCCGCAGCGTTCGTGGGTGTGATGGTTTGGCTGTTCATTAACGCAGACAAGCGACACACTCGCGAACGCTCCGAGTGGCGCGCAGATGCCACGAAGCTCCACGAGAGCACTAACAGTGCGCTAAGATCCACTGAGAGCGCCCTTCAAGACTTGGCACACGCCATCGAACTTAGCAGCACGTTACGAGGAGGACATCCCGTAGACCCCTATGAAGACACAAGCACCAATCGCGTTAGGCGAGCGACTAAACGCGCTTCAGGATGGAGTGATCCGACTTCTCACTGAGCGTATCGAATCGGGAGAAGCGTCCCCAGGGGACCTGTCCACTGCTGTAAGGCTCCTTAAGGACCACGGGGTCTCCTCGGAAGTATCGGGGAACGATGAGTTCCAGAGACTCATGGACACGATGGGGCCGAGCGACACCGTGAGCGCTGAGGCCCTTGTTGAAGAGATGCGGGACCTCTAAGAGTGGGCACAGTGGTTGCTGCTGAAGCCAAGAGGTTAGCAGCTAAGATTCGCTCAGACTTCCCTACGCTCCTGAAGCTCGTGTGGAGGTCTGTGGGTCTCCCCGACCCTACCCCTGTGCAACAGGACATTGCTACGTTTCTTAGTGACGAGCGGTACAACCGTAAGATCATCCAAGGGTTCCGAGGGGTCGCTAAGACCTGGACGACCGCAGCGTTCGTTGTGTGGTGTCTTCGGCGGGATCGACACACTCGTATCCTTGTTGTGTCCAAGTCCAAGTCTAAAGCTGATGAGATCTCCGAGTTCTGCCAAAAGATCATTCTGAGTACTCCTGGGTTGTCCGACCTAATACCACAGAGTCGCGAAGACTCGAATTGGTCTAGGGTCAGGTTCACAGTCCGAGGAGCAAAGAGTGACGTAGCAGCTTCGGTTACGTCCCACGGTGTAGAAGGACAGATCACTGGGTGCCGCGCTGACATCATTGTCGCAGATGACATTGAGACCCCAGGGAACACAGCGACCCAAGAGCAACGTGAGAAACTGTTGCGGTCTGTAGGTGAGTTCGGGTCGATCCTGAAAGAAGACTCAAAGTACGCTCAGATCATTTATCTGGGGACTCCTCACAGCGCTGATAGTCTGTACAACCACCTTCGTGAGCGAGGGTACGAGACTCGTATCTGGCCCGCTCAGATCCCTGAGGACCTAGGGTTGTACCACGGGTGCCTCGGACCTCTGATTCACAAGATGATAGAGAATGGGGCTAAGCCTGGAGATCCTGTAGAGCCCTCTCGGTTCTCGTTAGAGGTCCTAGAGACCAAAGCGATCATGGACTACGGAGGGACCCAGACTGCTGGGTACAGGCTCCAGTTCATGTTGGACACTAGCTTGAGTGACCTGGACAAGTACCCACTCAAGACTTGCGACCTAATCGCTATGAGCCTTGACGGGGAACGAGGTCCTGTTGCTGTGGCTTATGCTAACGACCCAGACCGTGTGATCCGAGACATCCCTAACGTAGGGTTCAGTGGTGACCGCATAGTGCGGCCCCTGAGTATCTCCTCCGATTGGACACCGTACGAGTCCACTGTTGCGTTCATTGACCCTAGTGGACGAGGCAAAGACGAGACAGCTATCGCAGTGGTCTCAGGGTTGCACGGGTGGCTTTATGTCCGTGAGGTCCGAGGGTGGAAAGGAGGGTACGAAGAGGCGACTCTAATTGAGATCGCCCACGTGTGTAAACGATGCGGGGTTGACCTGTGCCTCATAGAGCCGAACTACGGCGGAGGCATGTTCACGCAACTCCTGCGTCCAATGATGGGGGAGATCAGCCCTGGCACTACCCTAGTGGACGATAAGCACGCTACGGTCCAAAAGGAACAACGGATCTGTGATGTCCTCGAGCCAGTCCTTGGACGCCACAGGCTTGTCATAGATGAGCGAGTGATTCGAGACGATGTACTCAAGGCTTGCGGCCCCAAGAACGGGGACGGGACAATGCCGTTGCACTACTCCCTTGCTTACCAGCTTACCCACATCACTAGAGAACGTGGAGCCCTTAAACACGACGATAGACTCGATGCCCTAGCTGGTGCCGTGGAATGGTGGTCAACTAAGTTAAGCCGAAACACCAAAGAGGCTGAGCAGTCGTTTAAAGATGCTCAAGCTGAGCAACTGATCGAGGAGTACCTAGAGTGGTGCGACGAACTCGACGGTAGACTCACAGGAACTAGGAGTAGACGAAGCAACCGAGGAGTTGGGTTAAACCTAGCTGTTCGGGGATTCTAGCGGACCTAAGGGGGGGACATTATGAGTACCACTGAGCACCCTAAGAAGCCTCGCAAAGGGGACACGTGTATCATGTGCCACGAGGCAAAGTACACCGAGACCACCATCCACGATGACTGGGACGGGGTGTATCATTGCCCTAAGTGTGGAGCTTCCACGAACCACAGACCGCCTCAGCACAGCAGAGCGTGGCACGGGTTCATGTGTCGGAGCTAGACACGGAGGAACCTCAAGGGGACCTTAGGTCCTGCCCTGTGTGCAGAGAGTCCCGATACACCCCAAAGGTCCTAATAGTAACCAACGGGTTCCGAGTGGCTTGCACTAACCACAGGTGCGAGTTCGGGACTGAACGAACGCTACACCCTAAGGTCCCGCTGAGTGCTTACTCTGGGACCAAGTTCGGGTACAAGACACCAGCTTTAGCGAGGGCAGAATGGAACAGATGTACAGAGCAACCCTTGGGCTCCTAGCGGCCCTCTTGGTAGGATGCGTGTCGTACACGGACACCGAGAGTGGCCTAGAGATCCGCAGAGTGGGTCTTAGGTCCTCGGTGGTCATTGAGAGTACCGTGAGTCCACTTGGAGTGACCACGACCACGAACGTGACCGGGGGAGTCCCTGAGTCGGCGTACGAGGGGGTCATTCGGGAACTGAGGGATGTCCTTGTGGGACCTAAGGTCCGTACGGCGGAGCCGAACGAGGGGCGGAGCCGAACGAGGGGCGGAGCCGAACGAGGGGCGGAGCCGAACGAGGGGCGGAGCCCCGAGTGATCCTTAAGGGGCCCTAAGGTCCCCCTCAAAAATTCCTTAAAAATCCGTACGCCTATACGTCTATCCCAAGAGCCCAGGTTCCCCCCGTCCCCCTCGCGCGCGTAGACACTATAACACGTGCGCGGGCACACGTAGACACTACAACGCGAGTAGGTCAACGGCGCGTCGAGCTACTACATAAGGCGCTACAGCAGGCGAAGCTAAGCGGTAACGCGGGGGATTGATGGTCACCCGTTGAGGTGAGTGAGGTAGTACATAGGGCAACCAGCATAGAGCCTGGGGTGTCAACTTAGGTTGACGCTCGCAGTTTCTTTGTTGGTTGCCCTCTTTCGTCCCTTTGCGTCATTGTGACACTAAGCCTCGGAAAGATCCGCGCAAGCTCCCCAAGAATCACAGGTTGCGGAGCGAATCCGCGCAGTTGCGGAGAGTTTTCCGCAAGCACGCACTATCAACTCTCTATAAAGTTTATCGCTTAGCCCATTCCTGAATCTGTGTGGATTCCTTGAACTCCGCCCAACCTTGGGCACAGTACCGACATGCCGAACGACACTCACAACCAAACAAGGGGCCAGAACATGTACTACTACACTTTCCACGCAGTCAACGCTCACACCGGCGAACTCTCACACCGCGAAGAGTTGAACTTTGACGAACTCGATAGCTTCATGCTAGGAGCGCGCCGCCGCCACGCGGCTTGCAGGGTGCGGCGCAACGATGGTCGTACCGTCTGGTACGATGACAACGGGACCGATTGGGTACGGGTAGGTGCCCCCGTGGCGGTGGTAGCGTAGTAAGTCGAAACGCCCACTACTGGGCGTCCGTGGGAACCTAGCCGAACCTACGCTGATGAGACACGGCTAACAATCTAACCGATAAGGACACCCTGAAACTTAGACTTGACAAGTAGGCCCCGTCGCGACTCGCGGCCACTCCTACCGCCAGCCAAGCTAAGCATGAGTAACACAGCAGGCACTCACCGCGACCGAGTGCAGCTAGGCCCGCCACAGCCTACTATCCGCCCAACTAGGGGGCGCACGCTGAGGGAGTCGGATCGACCCCAGCTAAAACCATACCCTTCTTTCATATGCGAGAGGGAGTTAGGGGGAAAGCATCCCCTACACGGACCGACTACAACGGCACACCGTTAGACACTCCGAGGCCTCTAAGGTTCTCGAAAGACTTCCAAGGTGCTTGGCTTGCGCCAGTCAAACAAGGTGTAGCTAACGGAAGCTCCCTCCTTTCTTCCCTCTCGCTCCTACTAACTAACGCCAGTTGTGCGTTGGTCCCAGGGGTTGCCTATTGTGCAACCTTTGCGACCACTACACAACTACAAGGAAACACACCATGAACATGTACTCCGAACGTACACACCTGCTCACTGCGCTATATCACCACGAGTCTGAGCAATCCGCCAAACGCGTACTACTTGATACGTTTCTGACTTGCGTGGTTCTGCTGCCCGTCTGCGCTCTCATTATCCTTTAACCACAACCAAACACAAGGAACCCCAAACCATGAACTACCAAACCGCACTCAAGTACACCCGTTACAACTCTGGAACTCACTTTCTGGACTCCGGTGGGGCGTACGGTCGCACGTGGCAAACACCACCACCCGAACCCGAACCACTCCAGATCCCGCCCGACAACTCCGAGTGGCTGCATGACGTCTCGATCAACGTTACACACATGCTCGCTACTCACTTCACACCCGAACCAATCCATTATGCGAACATGCAACGCGTACCAGGATTCACTACGGACGATCTGGCCAACACAAGCTGGTTTGAGCACACGCAACTATATCTGGAGTCTCGCGGGTACGAACAACTCACACGGGACAATACGTTCCACTCCGAGAATGACTTTGACCAGGACTTCATTTTCGAAATCTGGCAACGTCCGCACTGCTCAGTAGATGATTGGGCCTATGCGGACTCCAGCGAAGTTCTTATCGTCCTTTACATACACACAGGCTGCGACATTCGTGGCGGGTACTCCAAACCGTTGTTCGGTAACTTTGATCTGTACGATTATTGCATGCCACTCGACTGGACAGTTCAATGGCACATTGAAGCCAATTCAGCAGCTACGGACGATGAAGCCGCGCAAGTAGACTCCTGGAACGACTCTGGCGAGTTCGGTACAGGGTACAGTTCTAACCCTACTTACCACCTTTCTGAGACAATCGGAACGGATGAAGGGACGTGGAAAGACGGTCAATTCCACTTCAAAAGTCTACCGTTCATCGCTACACCCAGCCAACCATACTGGGACTAATCCTGTTTAACCTCTGATCAGGTCCGCTCAATCTTGGGCGGACCTTGTCAAACGCTAAGCTAAACCCAAACCACAAGGGACACCACATGCACCCAACAACACCCCCAACACACTCCGAACTCCGCGACCTTATCGAGATCGCTGAGATCTGCGGGGACCGCGAGACCGCCAGACGCCTTGCGCGTCAAATGATTAACCTGTACTTGGAGGGCTAAAATGGTACTCACTGAATCACAACTACTGGTGGACGGGTGTCACGGTCACTACGTGTCGTCTCGTTTCATGGCGAACTATCCTGAGATAGTAGCGCAACTCAACCTACCCACAGAGGAACTCGAAATCCTAAGGGACCACGAACACGAGTACCATGATGAAGCGTGGTCAGATCTGCTCTCTTGGGGCTACACGTTCAAGGACCAACACGGCAACGAATGGACCTTGGAACAAATCGAAGGGGACCTATTCGCCTGCCGCTACGTAGAACCAGACGGATGGTGTTGCGTCGATTGCGTCCAGATGATAGCCAACAGCGAGTTGCCGCCAGATTGCACGGACGAACACGCAGAACAACTAGGCGAGATCTCCACAGAGTGGTGTGTACTGGGTGACGTGGGCGACGGGTCGAGCGTTGATTCGTTTAGCTGGCAATCGTGCGACACGTGCAACAGCAGCTTAGGCGGTGAACGTCACGCCCTAGCGTTCATCCCAAGAGAGGAGCCCTCCAAGTGATAACCTCAACCTCATCCCTACTCGGCTCACTTCTCCTTCTCACGCCCATAGCCCTCGCGCTACTCCTGGCAATCCTGCCGCTAGATCCTCCTGGGGGCGCGTAGCCTCATGGACACACAACAGACCCCACGAATTCTACTCGGACTGTTTGCGTTGTGGTACGCTGTGCTGCTCTTGGCGGCATGGTGTGACACAAGCGAGAGTGACCACAACAACGAGACCACCTAAACACCGCACCTACTCTAAACCCCGAACGGAACCTCAAAAATGACAGTAGCCGCAGCACTTAAAGAAGCACGCTCTTGCGTGTCTATGAATAAACTCGGAGACCAATGGCAAGTTTCCGTGTTCACGTCTCGCAACCTTTGGGAAGAAGGTAGCCCCAAAAGCTACTACGCAGCACTCCGAGAGAAACGCGGGGACATCGCAATGACCGCGCTCAGTCTGCTGTATCCGTTAGAGCAATACGAGTACGAAATCTCGAACTGGATTCACCACTACGATGATTCGCCCGCAGAAGAGATAGTGCGTAGCTTCTGCCGCAAGTTCTCAACCACAATTCTCGTAGGCTACGACGCCATCGCGCACGCTGAGGCCACGGGTCTTAGTACCCTGGAAAAGTATACAGACCCCACGGAAGAAGCGCGCACAGTCACAATCGAGGAAGCACGAGAGATTGCTAAAGAGGATCCCACTCTTATCTGGGTTACCGCCTAAACCCCGAACGGAGCGCCCTAGCTACACCAAGTACCCTAGAGCGCTCGATTCGAAGTTTAGCCTTGAGCCATCTGCTCCAGCCACTCCACCAACCCTACCAGCTCTCCCGCGTCCGTGCGGTTATCTGCGCGTACCTTGAACTGGGTGCCGTCCGAGAGTTGAACGGTAGCCGCGATGGCTATAGGGTAACTGCTTGGGCTCGCGCCCTTTCCTGAGCGCGCATAAGCGCTTGATTGGGTAGACATCTAGGTGCCTCCTATATCGGTTCTGTTGTGTGGTCCAGACTGCTCGTAACAGTCTGTAGACCCTGGGAGGGCGTTGAGCCCTCTTTGCGCTCGTACCCTAGGCCCTCCGCGAGCCTGCTTCAAGGCCCATTCCGAGATTTAATTCCACGGTCTTTCCGTGCCCTTTTCCGCGTGCCTCCCTGGCCACCGCTCCTGCCCGCTCCCGCCCGCTCCCACCCGCTCCCGCCCGCTCCCACACACCCGCACGCGCCCCCTCGTTAGTCGTTGCGCTTTAGGAGCCCTTCGTTAGTCGTTGCGCTTTAGGAGCCCCTCGTTAGTCGTTGCTTTTTTCACCCACCCACAACCCCAAACCCGCCTAACCTTAGGCACACACCCAAAACCCAAAGGACCCCCCAAGCCATGCTTAACCCCTACCTTCCTATCTCGTTCTTTCAGTACCCAAGCGGTCCCATCCGTTGCTAACTGACTTCTCGTTCAAACCCACACGCCCCCTTCGTAGAGGCCAACACCACACCTTGTACCAGTACTGGGACCACCGGGCAACCCCTAGCGGCTCCTTAGTAGCCCTTGACGCGTCACACCCTGAGCGCCAAGGTTCCCAAACCCTGAGTCCTCGCCTAGCCCTTATCCACTTCTACGAGATGCGTCCAGATGCGCTGTACGGGTGGCACCACACTAAGGCCGTAGAGGTTGAAGGACGACGCGGGGTAGTGGTACTCTTCAAAGCGAACCCCGAAGACCCGCCACGAGCAATAGGTGTGTTCATTGAGTCGCACCAGTACACACACGCTAAGCAGCGTATTGAGACACTAAAACTAACAGATGGAAACACTAAATAATGCAACATTCAAACACTGAAACGTATGCACTTTCTAACTGCATGGATATGAACTCCGCATTGAGCGTGTGTCCTTATTGCGGTGGAGACTGTCTATTGTATCCTGATGATGGAGAAAGCGGCTGTGACGGGTATCTAGGCGACATTGATGGGCTATTATCAGACCGAAAGCCAGATGATCGTCTTGAAGTACAAGGAAATTACGGAAATTCGTTTAACATTGGGGACCGCGTAGTTGTCCGTGACTCTGGCGAGAACTGGTGCTCTGACGGATCCCTAGGGACCATAGAGAGCATCGAACACTTAACGGCTCACTACGCGGTAGTACGAATCGACAACGACTCCCGACCACCCATAGGTCTGTTCATGTGGCGACTCGAACACGCCCCAAGCACCCTGGAACTCAACAAGTGGCACTCGCTTCCTGTAGCCCCTGAGGTCCTCAAGGGCCTCAAGGACAACCCTGAGTCGTTTGTGTTGTTGTGGGACCCTAAGGGCCTCGACGCTGCCGCTATGGACGGTGCTGAGCTGGACGAGGTGAACACGAAGTACTACTCCCACTACTTAGTCCCGTCTTTCGGAGCCCCTGAGCCCCCTAAGTCCCCCGAGCTACCGACACCGCACCCTACGGACCCAACTAAGTCCCCGGATGGGACCATCTATAGACTGCTCGGCGGGCCGGACCTCCGATACGTGTCTTGGGACGGAGCTGGTACGGTGTACATGAGAGACCTCGCTTCGGACACGGCGTTCAACAAGCGAGAGGCGGGGGACACGTTCCCAATGGACCAATACACCCTCGTACCTAACGTGCGTCACGTTCCACCCAACAACCCTGCAACCACCTAAAACCTCTTCTAAGGGGCCTTAAAGCCCTCTAATCCCTAAATGCGGGTACGCGCTCAGGTCCGACCCCTCGCGTCCGCTTAAGGCCCCTTAGAACGCCTCCTAGGCCCATAATTACCCCAATTCAAAGTCACCCAAGGTACACCCACGTGTTTACTGCTGCTGAGACCTCCGACCTTAGTTCCCCGCCAACCCTGCTTAAGGCCACTGAGCGCATCGGCTTCGGCGTCATTCGACCCTCCCCGACCCCTGCGTCCCCGTGGACCCCTCCCGACCCTAACCGCCACCCCAAAGCTGAGCCAGATGGGACCCTCGTGATCCCTGAGACTCACATCCTCCCGTACAGGGTCTCGGACTTCATCCGCTCTGAGGTTCCTGAGTTGGAGGACACTCCCGATAAGGACCTCCCTCGTGGGTGGTTGAAGAAGTGGTTTGGGAGACTCTAGGCATGCACGGACACCTACACACAGCCGTGACCCCTGCGCTCTCCCCTCCCAGCTCACCTCTGCTGGTCCTAGCCGAGACCATCCTGAACCAGCACTCTGAGATCTTGGCGATGAACGCGACGCTCTTGGAGACCCTGGCCCAGCCCAACTATGGGGTGATCCAATATCCTCCAACCCTAGATCCTGCCACACCCACCACCAAGACCTCCCTCAAGGTCTAGGGCGGCTCTAGGGCGACGCAGCGCTCCTCCCCCCGCTACGTGTACGTGTGTACACATGCCCGCACACACCCGGAGCGCACACGCCTCTTTAAGAGACCTTAAGGTATCCTTTAGGTTTATCCTTAGGAAGGGTAGTTATGTATCTTTAGAAAGTAGTTACCTTAAGGACCCTTAAGACCTAAAGGTTCGCTAAAGGACCTTAAGGGCTCCTAGAGGTTCCCTTAAGTAGAGGAGTCTTGGAACATAGGTCTATCCCCTTAAACACCCCTCGTAACAGATTCTTAAAAGATCCACCGTTAGGTCTTTCTTCTTTAAGGTCCGTTACGAGAGGAACTTGGGAACCCCTTGAATTATTTGAGTCCCCAACTAAATTAGGAGAGCAGCACCCCTTAGAGCCCCTAAACCCAACCTTGAGTCCCCCTGCCCCCAAATGAGTGAGTCGTCCCCTAAGAATTCCCAAAGTACCCCCAAAGCCCTCACCAACTCGTTAATGCTCGACTTCTTTCGGAGAGCAGCCCGAAGCTGGACCACAGTGTCCCCTGCCGGCACAGTAGAGACGTTTGAAGCGTTCCTAGTTGTGTCGCACCTAGAGGCCACTAGAGATTGTAGTCTCGAGCCTATCACTACCTCAGAGGCTCACGGACTCATCCCTGGGTCTACGATGAACAGCCTGAGAAGGCACGTGTCGTTGATGTGTGAGGGCCCGAGTGATCCTGAGAGACCTGTGTTGCTCGAGAAGCGTCACAACTCTCGGATACCTATGGGATGGGCTATTCATTTAGGGCCTGACGGGTACGAGTTCTGGAAAGCCTTGGGGATGGAACTCTAAGTACCCCTCCTAGACCTTGAGTCTCACTTAAGGCACCCCCTCGAGACACAACGTCTCTTGTGACTCACTGCTGAGCCACTAAATCCTTTTTCGACCAACACCAAACCACAGGATACCTGTACATGAACACACCCAAATCTAAGCGCGCATCTAAGCGCTCCCGCTCGTCCAACTCTAGTCGCCCGTCCGTTCGATTGATAGGCGTAGCTAGGCTCCACACTGAACTAGAGATCTTTGAGGCCCTTGAGGTCGCGCTTGGCTACGCTCCGTACTCGGTACATCGCCCGAGTGACCCTGAGACCCCTGAGTGCCCAGGGCACGTAACGATTGTCAAGTTGCCGCACGGTGACTCCGTTGCCCAGGTACAAGCTACTCTCGAGGACCGACTCAAGGGTCTCGAGCCGAGTAGTGCGCACCGGTCTGTTCGGGTTTGTGTGTAGAGACCTTATGATCCCACTAATCCAAACTTCACCCGTGTACAAGAACCTAATGAAAATTGATGTTCGAAACGCGCTTAATTCACGACTCTCTGCTGGCGAAAGATCACACATTTATCGAGTGTTCTGGGACGAGACTGAGAGTCCTAGTAGTCCTGAGACCTTAAGGGTCCTTGAGAAACTCAGACCGTACTTGGAGGACTGAGAGAGATGGAGAGACACAATGATAACACGCCTCAGAATCAAGGTGACAGAGGGATGGTGATCATTGACAAGTATAACGCGGAGGTCAGCCATGAGCGATAGCGAGCTGGCTGCACCGGATGGTTATGCGGGGCATGGTGCCAAAGAACAATTTGCGATGTGCCAATCAATTGGCTGGCGACAAGCATTCCCTCCAGAAGAATGGACTCGATCCTTTATTCTCCCATGCAGACATTGTGGTTACACAGGCAAAAAGATCTTTATGATGGTTGACCCCAATCGCACAGGAATACTTTGCATGTGCAAATACTGCGGCACTGAGAATGGCCCAAGGGCGCGCATTGGGTTCCTTCTCAACGAGATAAACGGGAACGAGGAACGGGATCTTGCTCGATTCCATAACAACCGGATATCAGAACAGGAGTAACCCCCACATGAAAACCAAGAAACCCCCACTCTCAGTGTACCTGCGCGGGTCCACATACTGGGGATCTTTCACTATCAACGGCACCAAAACACAGGTGTCCCTGAAAACAACGGACAAACGCACGGCCCAGCGGACCCTAGCGGCCCTAAAGGACAAAGCGCTCGCTGAGGCTCTCCTAGGGGTTCCTAATGAACCTAAGAGTACCTCTGAGGCCCCTAAGATGACCCTGGCCCAAGCACGAGACCGTATGTACTCCGAGGTGTGGTCCTCGAACCGCACAGGTCTCAAGTCTAAGCGAAACTTCGAGTGCGTGATGTACAATGCGTTCACGCCAGACACACTCATCGCGGACATCACGAGCGCTAAGATGGTTACGGCTCGACAAGTCCTCACTACGGACACTCGAGGTCCTAGCACAGTGAACAGGTTGTTCGCTGCGTTCAAGACTGTGCTTAATAGGGCACACAAGGTCTGGGAGGTAATAGACAAAGTGCCTCGTATCGAGATGTCTCGGGAACCCGAAGGTCGCCAACGGTTCTTTAGCGCTGAGGAGGAGCGAGACCTGCTAAGGCACCTAAACGACCACGATGTCCACGCAGCGCTTCTGTGCGCGGTAATGATCGACACAGGGCTCCGGGTCTCCGAGGCCCTTGGGATAGGCCTAGGGACCTCTGTGGACCTGGACGCTCGCACTGTGACTGTGTCTGCACGGACTGCGAAGTCCAAGAAGTCTCGGACTATCCCTATGACCCAGCGAGTGTTCGCGATACTCAGCCAAGACCCTGAGCTAGGGTTGCGGTTGTACGAGTCGAAACTTCGAGGAGCGTGGAAAGGCGCAAGGGACGCTATGGGCTTAGGGGATGACCTTGAGTTCGTGCCTCACGCACTGAGACACACGTTCTGCTCGCGCTTGGTGCAACGGAACGTGAACCTAGCGGTCGTGCAGAAGCTCGCAGGGCACGCGGACATTAGTACTACGATGCGGTACGTGCATTTACAGGATGAGGACTTAAGGATGGCTATAAAGGAGCTTGAGCTATAATGAGAAAACTAGCAATACACAAGGAAGGACATCTTCCTGAGCTTTGGATTACGGAGCAACAGTTCGACGGTTGGGTTGACGCGTTGCGGTCTGGGCAGTACGAACAGACCCAAGAGAGGTTGAGACACGCTGACGCGTTCTGTTGCCTTGGGGTCCTGTGTGAAACTGTGGACCCCAATGCCTGGAGTGAGACGCGGCAGTACGAAGATGTTTTGTGGGGGGAGGAGGGTTACCTAGCTTGGCCTTGCTCCGACTCCAGAGAAGACACCCTTGAGTGGGTGAGGCACCTCTCGGAGTGGAACGACCACAGCGGCCGAGATGCGGAGGGCGTTTGGGTTTCGCAAGGACCTACGTTCGACCTTATCGCTGATTGGCTCGAGGAGAACAAAGAGTACCTTGAGTGGCTCGAAGCGTGACCCTGCGCACCAACAACGTCCGCTCGTGTCCTGACTGTCTCAAGTTCGGTCCGCAGTACTCAGCGTGTCCGTACTGCTCTGAGACCCCTGAGGAACGCAGAGAGCGTCTCGAGGCTGAACTCGAGGACAACATTGAGGCGTACCTTGAGTTCCTTGGGGACCTTGAGCCTCCTCCGAGTCCAATCATCACTTTTTGACACGCTATCGTCAACTCTTGACACTCGCCCCAGCACCCCCAACCTAAACCCTTATCCGTTGCAACTCGGTTGGCACAAACCCTGCTACCCGAGTATAAATGTACCTTAGACCACCAAATACAAAGGAGCCAAATGACCCAACAGACGACTGACCTAAGCTCTGAGACCCTCCCTGAAACGTTTACTCTCACCCTGGATTTCGGGCGGTATCATCGAGTCCTCGAGATAGATAAGCGAGGTGCGAAGCTGTACCTTAGGTCTGAGAAACACCGAGGCGACGTACTGGATTACGAGGACATCCCAGCCCAAGATGGGCTCGAGGATTTTGTAGCAACCCTGGACCCCCTAATCGAGGACCTCCAGGACCTAGTACACGAGTACGTTTCTGTCCTAGCCCCCTCAAAATAAGGGACTTAGAGTACACGCCTCAGTCATCAAGTATTGATAGGGGCGAGTCCGAGTCCCCACCCTGTACCACTTAAAAACCCCCTCCAAACCCCCTAGTGTAGCAAGAAACGTAGCAAAACACGTAGCTACACTAGGTCCACATTACGCCCCTCAGGAGGCCCATTTGAACGACATAAGCCCAATGCTACACGGTGTAGCACTATACGCACACACACCCAACTCTGAGCGCCAGCTCGAGATTGAGCGTCTCGGGTGTGAGACCGCACAACAACAGTTCGCAAGGACGTGTGTAGGGACTGAACGTGACCCTGCGTTGCTGAAGGTCCTTAAGACCGCTGTGGGCCGCATGGCTCCCGAGTTCGATAGACTCATTACCCCCAAGTACGCACACCGCGAACACAAGCGCAGAGGACGCGAACTACTCCAAGAACTTGTGGCTCGAACCAAAGGTGGCCCATCAAAACTTAACGGTGAGACCGTGGCGTGGGTCAGTGCGTCCACAGTTCTCGCAGCGTGTCGTGAGGTGGCTGCGAAAGCGTCTGTGCCTCACGCCACGCTGTGTAGACGCATCACTAAGCAGCTCCTGTGCTACGCTCAGATAGGAGACTACGCTCAGGCCGAAGGCGAGTCTGGACGCTTGTACCTGCGCAACATGATGAGGGACTTCGATACTCGCAGTGAGGGTACGGAGGCTCGGAAGACGTTGCTGCGTAGGTTCGTCACAGAGAGTAGCGGTATCAGCGTGGACGACGTGAACCCAGCGTCCGCTGTGCACCTCGGAGGCCTGTGTCTCGGAGTGGTCCTTAAGCTCGGAGGGTTCGCTGAGTCCGTGTGTATCCAAGAGTCGAAGCGTAAGCGCACGAGCAGGTACCAGATGCTCCCAGAAGTAGCGAACTGGATCACGGACGTACAAGACGCAATCCTCCAGTTCAAAGCAATGCGGTTGCCTATGGTAGTGGAGCCTGTGCCTTGGAACTCTAGGTGGTCCAACGGTCCTTACGCCCTCAAGGCTAACGCTGTGAAGTTCGTAAGGACCAAAACCTGGGAGTCAGTGTGTAGAGACCAACTCATCCCTGAGGACGCGGACTGGTCCCAGTCTTTGGACGCGTGTACGAGGCTAGGCTCAGTCCCGTACCGTGTACACGAACGAGTCCTGGACACCCTAGCGTGGGTCCTCGAGGACAACGGAGGAGGGTTAGCTGGGTTGCCTACCACATCGCACCCTGAGTTACCTCCGAAGCTCCCTGAGGACTCGGACCCTGAGCTACTCAAAGCTCGCGCCAGGGACGTAGCCATGATCCTCATTCAACACAGACGCGACAAGTCCAAGGCGTACCGAGCTATCGCTCAGTTGCTGTGGGCCAGACGGTTCCGCAACGACCCTAAGCTCTACTTTCCGCACAACGTGGACACTAGAGGTCGAGTGTACCAGATCCCGTATCAGTGGGGTCCCCAGACTGATGACGTAGGAAAGGCTCTCGTTACGTTTGCGCACGGGAAACGCTTAGGGGCTTCAGGTCTCAGGTGGTGGAAGATCCACGGAGCTAACGTGTGGGGAGCAGACAAGTTGCCCCTTGACGAGCGTGTGGCCTGGGTAGACGAGAACGCAGCTATGATCCGTGAGACGTGCTTAGACCCGCGAGGGTCCACAGCGTGGCACGATGCGGACAAGCCGTGGCAGTTCTTGGCTTGGGCGTCCGAGTGGGAGCACGTAGCTGAGCACGGACCTGAGGCTGTGTCTCGGATTCCTGTGGCACTCGATGCGACTTGTAGTGGGCTCCAACATTTCTCAGCGTTACTCAGGGACCGCGTAGGTGCCACAGCAACGAACCTGTGCGACGAACCCCAGCACGATATCTACACTGAGGTACTCGGGGTTACTAAAGGACTCCTTGAGGACGGCCTGTCCAAGTCCGAGTGGGCAGGCCCGTGGTTGCGGTGTGTCGATAGGTCTGTGGTGAAGCAACCTACGATGACGACGCCCTATGGGGTTACGCATTACGGAATTCGAGAACAAATATACCATAAAGTTAGAACGGACCCTAAGAAGTACTGGTTCAAAGAGAACGCTACCAAGACGGACCTGGGCATGGCTTCTGCGTACCTAGCGAACGTAGTGACCGAGGCGATCGGTACTGTGGTCAAGGCGAGCACTGAGGCCAAAGCGTGGCTCGATGAGTGCGCGTTGATCCTCGCGGAACACAACGCTCCTATAGTGTGGACAACTCCTAGCGGGTTCACGTGGGTGCAAGAGTACCGTAAGGTCAACACGGACAAGATGCTGCGGGTGCGGCTGCTTGGGCGAGAGCGCGACCTGTGCGTCAAGTACTCGGACCCTCAGCCTAGCGACCCTATCCACAAGAGCCGAACGAGGTCTGGGATCTCACCCAACTTTATCCACAGCCTCGACGCTGCACACCTTACGCTCGCTGTGAACCAAGCGGCCCAAGGCACGGACCTAGCGGTTGTCCACGATAGCTTCGGCACCCACGCGTGTGACGCTGAGGCGTTACGGGACGTGCTGAGGAGCGTGTTCGTTGAGGTGTACGACAGGGATCTCCTGGGGGACCTAAGAGCCTCGTTCCAGGCTAGGGTGCCGAGAGGCGTTGAGATCCCTGAGCCCCCTGAGTTGGGTGCTTGGGACCTTAAGGAGTGCCTCGGTTCGAGCTATATGTTCAACTAGCGATCACCTATTTGCGACGAAACCCCCACACCATCACCATTCAAGAGTAGCTCACAATGAGTCATAATAATAGCACCAACTCCCCTATGTCCGAGCAAGAACGCAAAGACCGCAGGGCTAGCCTAGATCACCAAGACCGAGGACGCGCACTAGGAACCACGTGGGGTAACCCAGTGCTGACTACTAGCATCCTCAAAGCAACACAACACAAAGGAACCCACCACTAACATGATTACACCAATTGGCACCGCCCTGTGGGCACACCTCGATGAGATTAAAGTCTCTGATTACAACGCTGACAAGTACGAGATCTCCTTGGTCCTTAACGAACAGGACGCCGCGACGTTACGCGGACAAATGGAGCCGAGTCTCGAGGAAGCGTTCAAGACCCTTGCAAGCATGGGTAAAGAAGGTGGCGACATCTCCAAGATTCGCGCCAAGGTACACCAGTACGGACGCCCGCACCTGGACAAGGACGGACAAGACTCTGGGGCTGTACGGTTCACGTTCAAGACCAAGATCCAGCCTACGTTGATCGACGCAGGTCGCAACCCTATCCCGATCTCCACTAAGATCGGTAACGGCTCTCAGATCCGTCTGAAGCTCGGCACAGGCAAACGTCCTTGGGGACCCACTGGCGGCAAGTACGGCGCTAGCTTCTATCCGAACATCGTTCAGATCACTAAGTTGGTTGAAGGGTTCGGAGACACCTCAGAGTTCGATGATGTCGAAGGAGGGTTCGAGTTCACGCCAGGGGCTGGGGAGTTCGCGGACGCACCTGCTGCCTCTGAGTCCCCCAGCAACGGTACTGGGGACTACTAATCCGCAGATACCACACCTACTCCGCCTCACGCCCTACCGGTCGCTATCGGTCAGGGTTTGAGGCGGAGATCGCAGCAGAACTAGATGTTGCGGGGATCAAGTACGAGTACGAGACTCGCAAGATAAAGTACGAGATTCCAGCCAAGAGCGCTACGTACACCCCAGACTTTATACTTCCTAACGGTATCATCGTGGAAGCTAAGGGTCGCTGGGACGTAGCGGATCGACGCAAACACAAGCTCATCCAGGAGCAGCAACCGGACCTAGACATTCGGTTCGTGTTTCAAAGGGCTAACTCAAAGATCCGAAAGGGGTCCAAGACTAGCTATGCAAGGTACGCTGAGAAGCTAGGGATACCTTGGGCTCAAGGACGGATACCTAAGGAGTGGCTGCACTGTACGTCCTCTGACGGGTATCACGAGTACTCTGACGGACACGGGTATTGCTTCTCGTGTGAAGCGTACGACCACGGGGACAAGGACAACGGAGAACCCAGCGACTCTCTAGGCACCCTCCGTGTCAACCCCAGCGCACCGCTACGTCACCGAGGCTCGTACCAGCGCTTACTCAAACGCAGGCTTGATGAAACCACGTGCAAGAAGTTCGAGTACAAGATCACCGAGGATGGACTCCACGCCTCTCCGTACTACCGAGACGGAGTCCTCGTGGCAGTACACTACCGTAACGCTTCCAAAAGTTTCTGGTGGGACGGCGACTCGAGTAACGTCGAGTTGTTCGGACAACACCTGTGGCCGAGTACTGGGCGCAACGTCATTGTCACGGAAGGGGAGCTGGATTGTCTCTCGTACGCCCAGGCGCAACGGCTTAAGTGGCCTGTGGTCTCGGTACCTAGCGGAGCACAAAGTGCCCTCAAAGCAGTAAAGCGGAACCTTGAGTGGCTCAGCGGGTACACCGAGATCGTCATTGCGTTCGACGCAGACGAGCCTGGACGCAAAGCTGCTGAGGAAGTCGCAGCTATCCTCGAGCCTGGAAAGGCCAAGATAGTCTCGTGGCCTACAGGCATGAAAGATGCGTCCGATGTCCTCACTAAAGGCGGAGGCGAGGACCAACTCCGCAAGCTCATGTGGGACGCCCCTGTGTGGCGACCTGACGGCATCGTGGGTGGCGAGGACCTTTGGGGTCACGTCGAAGAGTTCTGGGCTCGCAAGCCCTCTGAGGAGACTACACCGTGGCCTGGACTCACTAAGCTCACGTTCGGTCTAAGACCTAAGGAGGTGTGGACTTGGACCGCTGGCACAGGAGTAGGGAAATCCACTGCTGTACACGAGGTTATGTTCCATAACTTGAACGAGAACCCTGAGGCCAAATGGGGCGTTGTGGCCCTTGAGGAATCCACAGGCCAAAGTGTCATTCGTACACTAAGCATGGCACACAACAGGCTCCTTCACCTGGATCGAGACGGCATGGACATCAACGATGTACGCGCTGCGTTCGACAAGTACGTAAAGGACCGAGTGGTTTTCTACGACCACTGGGGCGCTACGGACTCAGGGGACCTGCTAGGCAAAGTGCGGTACATGGCTGCTGCCCTAGGTGTCACGTACGTCCTGTTCGACCACGTGTCCATCGCTGTGACGGACGCCGAGGATGAGCGCCGAGAGATCGACTCCCTGATGACCAAGCTCCGCACGATCTGCGAGAACACTGGGGTCGGTGTGCATTGCGTGTGTCACCTGAAGCGAGTGAACAGCCAGAGCGGAAAAGGCCACGAGGACGGACAACAAGTGAGACTAGGACACCTTCGAGGTTCTGGGTCTATTGCCCAGATCTCGGACACGGTCTTGGCACTCGAGCGGGACCTACAAGATGGCTTGGACTTCACCAAGGTCCGAGTCCTCAAGTGTAGGTTCACCGGAAAGACTGGGTTGGCCACGAGGCTCCAGTACAACGAAGACACAGGGAGGTTAACGGACGCTGGGCTTGAAGATGAGCTAGCGGGGTTCGGAGATCTTCCTCCAAAAAGTGAGGACTATTGAAAACGTACATCCTCGACATCGAGGGTAACGACCTCCTCCGTAACGTCACAACGATCCATTGCGCAGTAGCTACGAACGTAGCGGACCCAACGGATATCCTTGTGGCTCAACCGGGGGAGGTCGAGTACCTCATCGAGTACCTTATAGTCACTGAAGCAACAGTAGTCGGCCACAACATGATCGGCTACGATGCCCCAGCGATCCTTAAGGTTCTCGGACTAGAGATAGATCGGTCCCAAATAAGAGACACGCTACTTATAGCTCGTCTGGTCCACCCTGACATAGGGCGGCGAGACGCAGAAATAGCGAAGATCAGACACGAACGAAACCAAACAGCCCTAATGCCTACACGGCTCCACGGGTCCCACTCCCTCGAAGCCTGGGGGTACCGCTTAGGGATCCACAAGACCGAGTACGATGGCGGCTGGGACACGTACTCAGACACGATGCTCGCGTATTGTGTGGACGACACACTGAGTACCCTTGCACTGTGGAACCACGTGATGTCCAAGGAGCCTAGCGCTGAGAGTCTAAGGCTAGAGCACGAGGTCGCTTGGATCATCGAGGCTCAAACGAACCACGGGGTTCTCTTTGATGTACCTGCTGCCGAGACTCTACTGGACACGTTACGTGCCCGCCGTTGGGAACTGGACGAGCAACTAGCTCTAGCGTTCCCTACTGAGCAGTACGTTCACAAGCGGTTTACACCTAAGGTGAACAACAAGACTCGCGGGTACGTGAAAGGCGTTGAGACTGTCGTGTACAAACAACGGGAGTTCAACCCAGCGTCTCGAGACCAGATCGCTGCGCGGCTAGCCGCTAAGTACGGGTGGGTCCCTAAGGCCCAAACGGACACGGGGAAGCCTAAGGTAGACGAGACGGTCTTAGCGGCCCTTGTGTACCCTGAGGCCGAGCTGTTGGCTGAGCGGATGCTCATAGGCAAACGCCTAGGGCAACTGGCTGAAGGTCGCCAAGCGTGGCTCAAGTGTGTTGATGACGAGACCTCTCGGATTCACGGACGCCTTAACACGAACGGGGCAGTAACAGGGCGTATGACGCACTACAGCCCTAACATGTCCCAGGTGCCTGCGGTGAGATCCAAGTACGGAACTCAGATGCGAGCGCTGTTCACGGTGCCTAAGGGCTACAAGATCGTAGGGTGTGATGCTTCAGGCCTCGAGCTGCGGATGCTCGCACACTACTTAACAATACACGACGGAGGCGCTTATGCTGCCGAGGTACTTGAAGGTGACGTTCATAGTCACAATCAACGCGCTGCTGGACTCCCTACTCGGGATGCTGCAAAAACATTCATCTATGCGTTCCTGTACGGCGCAGGAGATGCGAAGATTGGGTCGATCGTTGGAGCGGGAGCTAAGGAGGGACGTGCTCTCAAGCTCCGCTTTCTTAAAGAACTCCCAGCTCTACGAGCGCTCCGCGACGGAGTATCTGAGGCCGCTG